TGAAAAAAGCGACACTGTAGTAGGAGAAATTCTAAGTGCTTTAGGATACGAAGTTGAAGGAGATTATCCTGATACTGCAGAAGGGCTTACAGAGATGACAAAAGATATTGCTTCTCAAATGGCAGACGATAGACTTGATGAAGTTTTAGAAGCATTTCCTTTAGTAAAAGATCACCTGCAGTATGTATTAGCTGGAGGACAATCGCAAGATTTTATGCAAGCGCACGATCCTAATTTAGATTACAATGCGTTTACTCTTACTGAAGATGATACAAGAAGTCAGAAAGCAATATTGTCTGACTATTTTAGAGTAAAAGGTCATGACAATGATTTTATAAATGAAATGCTAGAAGATTACGAAGATTCTGGCAAATTGCATAATAAAGCAGAAGCTGCTCGACAAGCTTTAGGAAAAGCACAAGAACAGCAAAATGCACAGTTGGTTGAACAACAAAATCAAATGAGATACCAACAAATGCAAGAACAAGAAACTTTTTGGAACGGAGTAGCCGACACAATTAAAGACTCAAAAGAGTTTGCGGGACTACAAGTTACAGAAAGAGAGAAAAGTAAATTTTTTAATTACCTTTCTCAACCAGTGTCTAGAGATGGACGCACACAACGTGATTTAGATCATGCAGAAGCAGACATGGAAGTAAAACTAGCAATAGATTACTTAATGTTTAAAGGTTTTAACTTGGATACAATTATTGATAAAAAAGCTAAAACTAAGCAGACTAAATCCCTGAGAGATAAAATTGCCAAAAACGAAGCAACTGTTAAAAGTGCTCGTAAGGCCTCTAGGTCAAAAAAGTCTTTTGATATAGATGATTTAGATCTTAGCATATAACTGACTAACTCTCAAGGCGACTTGAATTTAGTATATAACTTTTTAAAATGATAATAAAATGAGCAATGGAACTAACATAAGCGTACAAAAAACGTTTTATAATGATTCGCAAATGACTGATATGAACAGTCTAGCAAACGCGTTGTTGTCTAAGCCTACTGAATTATCTCCTATTATTACTCATTTGGCGGGTAAGGATGATAAGCGATTTCCTTTATCTTTCTTAACAGAAGGTGTTGGTAACGTAAAATCAATTGATCGCCTTGAGTATGAATATCGTGTGGCAACACACCGCAGGAGAACTAGACCAGTAGCGGCTGCGCCATCAACTACTACCAACTTGGGACTTGGTGGTTCTACGTTTGAATTAACTTTCCCAGATAAAAACTTTATTTTCCCATACGTACTAGTATCTCAAACAGGGGTACAAGCTCGTATTATGAAAGAACCAATGCAGGTTTCTGGTGGAACTGGTTGGGTTTACACTTTACAATTAGTAAATCCTGATCCAGCAGCAACTATGCCAGCAGCTGATGTTGCAGCAGGTTCTTTGTTTGCACAAATGTTTGCTCCTGTAGGAGTTGACTTCTCTCGTGGAAACGCTTCTAACTGGGAAACTCCAGGTAAAGTAAGAAACAAACTGACTACAGTTCGTAAATCTTACCACATGTCTGGTAACGCTAAAGATTTTGTAGCAGAATTTTCTCTACCAACTAAAGGTGGATCTACTACTAAACTTTGGATGGATTATGAAGAGTATTTACACATGCTTGACTTTAAAGAAGAGTGTGAAATGTATTACTGGTACGGGCAAAAGACTTATGATTCTAATGGTGTAACAACTATGAAAGATGAAAACGGTCAGCCTGTAATTGTTGGTCCTGGTTTATTAGAGCAAATTGTTGAAACAGACACTTACTCTACTATGACTGAGACAAAATTAAAGAACATCATCGGTGATTTATTCTACGGAATGACTGACGCATCTCAAAAGCAAGTTACATTGTACACAGGTACAGGTGGTGCTCGTGAGTTTGATGAGGCTCTTAAAAATCACTTCTCAGGATCAGCTGGTTCTTGGAAAGTGGGTGGTGAAAACAGATTCATCACAGGTTCAGGTAGATCACTAGGTCTAACTGGATACTTTAATTCGTACGAGCATGTAGACGGACATGTAATCAATGTGGTAAAATTACCAATCTTTGATCATGGTGCTGTTGCTCAAGCTCGTGCTAAGCACCCAGTTACGGGTTATTCTTTAGAATCTTACCGTATGGTATTTGTTGATCAGTCAAACTATGACGGACAAAATAACCTACAAATGATTTCTAAGAAAGGTCGTGAAGCAATGAGATGGTGTGTTGCTGGTTCTGTAGTACCAAGAGGTTTCTCTGCTACAGATACAAGAGCATCTGACGTTGACGGTGCGAGTGTACACATGTTAAAGACAGCTGGTATCGCGCTTAAGCGTTTTGATACTTCGCTTGACATTACATGCGTCGCTTCTTAATTAGGCATTAATTTGCGTCTATATATTGGTTTTTTATTGAGGTTGTGGGGGAGTTAATCCCCCGCGATTTCAATTTTAAAATATTGGGGAGTTATTCTTTACATCCACTATTAAAACTTTAAAAGAACTAAATTATGAGTAAAACAGTTTACTTGAGAAGAAAACCTTTAGAAGGTTACCTTCCAAAAGAGGTGCGAGCTGAGGCAACAACAAAACTTAGCAGTGTTTATGTAAATAGACAACCTTTGAAAGGATTTAATCCTGACGAAGAAAAAAAGTTCATGCAAGGAATATTAGATGTTAGTCCTGAACATGTTGAATGGCCAAGACACTCTAAAAAATTCTGGGCAGAGCTTACAATCCCTGTATCATTTACAGGAGTGCAGCTTGAGATAGGAATGAATGAAGATGGTACAGCCATAAGTATTATGGATTATATCAAATACAGATTTGCACTAGCTCATCCATATGTAGCTTTAACAAAAGCAGAAATGGAAAAAGACAGCACAAAAAAGTTTTATATTCAAGATCTTACTAGAGAAGATAAGGATAAAAACAATGAAATCCAGTTTAGAAAAGACGCTGATAAAGAATTTATCAAGTTGTCATCTAACCCGAAAAATATGGCAAGAGTTCTAAGGTTATTAACTAGCAGTAACCCTGCAAGAATGACTTCTGATCAGATTGAAAATGCTCTTTATGAGTTTAAAAGTAAGAGTCCTAAAAAATTCTTACGAGTTGCAACTGATAAGAATCTTGAAATGAAAGCAGAAATTGACGAAATGATTTCAGCTGGAGTTTTACGTAAGATTGGAAATCAAGTTATATTTATTGACGAAGTTCTTGGCGACACAATGGAAGACACAGTTATCCATTTAAAAGACAAGAAAAATTCTGGAAAGTTGACAATTTTAAGATCAAAACTAAAAGAATTGGCATTAAAATAATATGACAGTAAACGAAATGCATTTAGCGGTTCAGCAAGGAGTGGATAAAATTAATTCACTCCAAGCTGACTTGCTTTTACCAGAAGAGATAGATATTGAACTTAACAAAAACATGTTTAAGTTTATAAATTTAAAGTATGGTAAAAACAATAAATATGGAAAAGGGTTTGAAGAATCTCAAAAACGAGTTGATGATTTAAGATTTCTTTTAACTGAAGCAGTATTACTTGCTACATTTAAAGAGCAGTTAAGTAATAAATTTTACATAGATACTGTAGAGCTTCCAAATGACTATATGTATTTAATAAATCATATTTCAAAAGTTTTAATAAACAATTGTAATCCAATAGCATTTACTTTAGCAAGCGTTGATGAAAGTTTAAGCTATTTTACATTTGATTTAGATTTTGCTTTAAAAGGTAACACAGGATTTATTAACTCTTTAGTTATGAGAACTGATGTTGACGACCTTACTACTGCAAATTATTTAAATCAAACTATATGGGAATTACCAACAGGTTTACAATTCCCTCAGGATATAGAGGTATTTAGATTATCTTTAATAAATCCTGATAATATAATTGCTCCAGGAATAAGTATATTTTGGGAGCAGTATGGTACTTTAAATTTACCAGGACAATTTATTGTAAAAGTAGATACTAACACATACCCACAGTTTAATTGGGATGCGTCAGTAACAAATACTTACACAAGCACAAACCTAATTACATCATTAGTTGCTGTAGATACTTTAAATCAAATAGATACAGCTGTTCTTGATCCAATTACAGGTTTAGAAGAAAATTTAGTAGTAGAAGGATTGTATGAAGCGGACATATTTGATGATTCTAGAATTGCAACACAATCTACAGGATCGTTAAAATCACAAAATAAATTTGTACAACAAGATGACATTTTTACTTTGTTAAATGACCCTTTTAATACAACTAAGCATACAAAACCTTTATCTACTATACGAGCTAATAATATTGATGTTTATACGAATGATATATTTATAACAGAAAGCGTAAAAATATTATACATTAGAGAACCCGCTCAGATTTCACTATCTTTGGGGACTGACTGCGAACTGCCTAACCATACTCATCAAGAGATTGTGGACATGACAGTAAGCGGTATTTTAGAGGGAATTAGTGACCCTAGGTACCGATCTCATAACGCTGAGGTTGGTAAAAATGAATAATTATTAATAGTGGCATAGAGCCACAAAAACTTTATTAAAATGGCAAGACATTTAATAGTCGGTAACGGTGTTGCGTATGGGATCACAAATGGTCTTTATACAGACGGTGCAGTTACTATTGAAAAGAAAAGTGACAATGGGCCAGTTCCATTAGCATTAGGAGATACTTTTGCAGACTCTCCATACATTAGATTTGTACAAGGTGGATACCACGGTAAAAACCTTTACTCTCCATGGTTTTATGGAAAAGATGTAATTGATTATAGCGGAAGCTCTTATTCTGCAGCATTACCTCACCAACACACTGTAACAATTGCAGGTGCAGCAGGTTCAGCAGGAGAAGTTGTTATTAAGTTTGTAAGAAAAGATGGTGTAAAACCAGAATTCTTTAGCTTTACAACAGAAATTCCTAACGGTACAGCTAACACGGATGCAGACTTATTAGTAAAAGCAGCTTATGAGGCTGCAACTTTACCTGATTGGTTAGAAGATGACTGTGACGCAACTGCAGGTGCTACTGTAGTATTTGAAGGCGCTGTTAGAGGTGATGTAGCTCAAAGTGGTAACACTTGGGAATACGGACCTGCTATCTTTGATGTAATTGTAGAATCTTATTCTGGAACTACACAAACTTACACAGCTACTGCATCTGGATCAGCTACTCAAAATGCTTTTCCTGGTATTGGTGATAACGCTGCTGTAGCTAACTTTGAAAAAGAGTTAAGAGGTGCAGCTTACGGATATTACAACAGATTAGAGTTACCAAACACTCCTGCAGCGCAAGTTCAGGCTGGTACAAACTTTAATATGTACAATTTAGTAGCTACTAAGGATGGAAGTTCTCATTCTCAAATTCACGGAGTTGATAATTTGATTGAAATTACTTTAGCATTAAAAACAAATGATGCTAACAGTAACGCAGTTCAAAATATTCTAAACGGGTATTTCACAGGAGTATTCCCAGCATTGATTTTAGCATAATTATTAACTTTTAAAATTTAGAAAAATGGCAAACTCAAATCCAAAATACGGATACGTATCTGCAAGATATGTACACACTGACGGTGTTACTGCAGCTACTCAAACTTTAGCAACTACTAGTAATGTTCCTGAAGGAGCTGTAATTACATCTACTACTGTAATTGCTCGTGGA